GGTCCATACCTTCGTGGCAGATGTTACCACGATCCATTTCAAATCCTTGCAGTTCGAAATGACCAAAGCAAACATGATTAGTGCTGCGCTTGATAAAGTCTAGAATTTCTAGTTCATTGTCTTTACAGATCCAAGGAATGACATCAATGCCTTGCCATTCTGTTGGTTCATTGTAAACAATAACGTTTGGATAGTCTTTGAGCAGTAACTCTGGCGAATTGACCTCAAGTGTATTCTTGAATGTGATGTCATGATTTCCAAGCAGAGTGTGACACTCTAGATTAAGCCGAGTAATCTCATCAAAAAAATACTTGCGGCAAAGAGCAAGAGACTGAAAAGAAATATACTTCCGACGATCAAATAGATCACCAAGTTGAAAGATGGTCCTAACTCCATGGTCCACCAAATAAGGAAAAAAGTGTTTAGTATAGAACTCACGATAATGATTATGAAAGGCAATGCTATCGCCTCTCATACCAAAATGTGTGTCACCCAATATTGCTATCTTCATCTACAAACTTCTCCAAACCAGCACGCTTGGCTTTCTTTGCTTTGCGAGCATTCTCATAATTTACAATAAACTCAGAGATATTTTCGTACAACTCAAACTGCCTAAAAGTTCCATCTTCATTTTCGTTCAATTCAAACTCATCAAGAATACCAGCAGTCTCAGTAGATTTGTATTTAACATACAATTGTTTCTTTTCTTTCTGAATGCGACGTAAGAATGCATAATATACTATTTGAGTGAAATAGGCAAATGGATTGCTTGATTTTGCTGGGTCAAAATTGTCAACGTACATTACGCAGTTTTCAATTGCATCAGCAACCATTTCATCACGAAAAGTATAGGAAAGAAAGTTTGGTTTGTGCGATAAATTCTCAGCGATCTTCATAAAGCATTCAGCAACGTATCGCGGAATCTGTGGCTTTGGTTGACCCAATCTCTTCGCCTTTCGAATTGCTGTGCGATACTTCGTCATTTCCTTCAGGAAATCTTTGTTATTGATATAGTGATTTTTTGCCATAATTAGTGTACTGGTTTGTCTTTTTTATTTGCCATTGCTTCAAGAATAGAAACAACCTTCTCAACGGTTTCTGGATTGCCTTCCATCTTTTTAGTTTTCTTTTTAATTGGTTCTTTGAAGTTAGATGTATTGTTGTAAAAGAAATCAGCAACGTATTCATATTGCTCAACAAACTCTGCACGAACTGGTGTTGCAAACAGAACCTCGTCATTACTGAAATCAACTTCTTTAATCTCAATCACTGATTGTGGAAGATATTCTTGCATTGCTAAGATTTGACGCCCCTCATCAAATAAAGTTTCGATTTCAATTCGCAATGGCAATTCTACTGTGACATAATCTTGTTTGTACGTTACATATCCAATGATATCATCTGGAATTGAACGAAGGCGAACAAACTTTAATTCACCTCTTGGTTTATATTCTACTGGATCTTCAGACATTAGTTTATCCTTACGTTATTGGTTGTGAAAGGAAATTTTTCTTCACTGTAGATCTTCACTCGTTCCTCATAGTGCTTCAATGTGAAGTTTGTATAAGGACCATAACGTAGATCATCAGCGATATCGTACAACGTGGCTGCTTCTTTATTTTCACCTAGACGCAGTACACGACCGATAGATTGCAATGCTCGAATCTTACTCTTTGTTGGTGAAGAGAATATAATATTATGTAGATTACGAATATTAACGCCTGTTGAGAACGTTCCGTAACTTGCCACAATGATCGCATCGTTTTCTTGTTCAGTGATATGTCTCACTGCTTCACGATCTTCTGCTTCAACCCCACCGTGGATAAAGAATACTTTTCGCCCATTTGCTTTTTCAGTTATCCATTCATATAATAGTTTACCGTGTTTTTCGACATAAGTAAACAATACAAGACTATTGCCTTTGAGATTCAATGCGAGATCAGTGATGAATCGATTGCGCCCTTCGTGTTGAGTCAAGAAGTTCATTTCATCAGGATATGTGAATCCTTTGATTGATTTGCAAACTATTTCTGGATACTTCAGCACAATACACTTAATGCTGAAGTTGGCAAGTTGTTTACGTTCAATGAGTTCTTTTGTGGAAATAACTTTGAACGTTGGTCCAAATAATCCTTCAAGAACTAACTTGTTTACTTTACTGTCATCAAGTGTACCTGTCGTACCAATACGCACATCACAGTTGATGAGTTTAGTCATGATAGAAGTCAGTGACTTGGCTTTGAACGTATGTGCTTCGTCGCCGATGATAAAATCAAACTGTGCAAAATATTTTTTTGGCATGTCATAAATTGACTGCCATGTAGAGATGATCAAATCACTATCAGGGATTTTACTTTCGCCACCATAAATCTTCTGACAATACTTGTCTACATCCCATCCGTTGACAGATGAGTAGTTCTTAAAGTCACTATGCATCTGAGTGACGAGATTAATCGTGGGAACAATCAACAATCCACGCTTCTTACCTGTGTTCAACAGGTGGCGGATCATCATATAGATGATTAGTGATTTTCCTGACGCTGTTGGTGAAATGAGTACAGTTCTCTTCTTCGTAAGTCCGACGCTAGAAGCGAGATACTGATAATCTCTCGGCTCCATCGGAAGTGATAGAGCGTTCGCAAGATTCTTTGTGTCAATCGGGTAGACTTCCTTTTCTTCATCGATATACTCGCAGGTGTAATTGCTGTCCTTGCAAAACTTTTTAATGTACGGAACTAAACCAAGATAGATTTGTCGTGTGTTTAGATTCAAAAGTCGAATCTTTCCGTCCCAGTATTTATTGCGAAAGGCAGGGGAAAATTGATAGCCTGGAGTTGAAAATGTAAAAAACTCTGACATCTCTTGCAAGATGGCAGGTTCAGCAGTCACTTGGACATAGATGTTATTTACTTTTTCAACAACGACGTGTTCTATCATCGAGCACCCTGGATAAACTTCTCCCAGCCCATGTACTCTTTCAACTGCCACGTGCGATTATTCAGTTCCTTCATGACGTTGGTGCAGAAACTTGCTGCTTCTTCGTGATAGGCTTTCTTGCGTTTGAGTTTAGCAAGATCATCGTCACCATCAAGATAGACTTGTATGTCTGATTTAAGAGTAAATCGAAATGGCTCCCAACCAAGTTTATCAAGTTCTTCTTGATCTAACTTGCCATTGTAATACATCCACTTCAAACGCTTGAGTTTGTCAAATTCTAATGCTGCTTTTCTTGCAGCAAGATTATGCAATGACAAGTATTTGTTGTATTTGTTATGAAGTAATGGAATGCGCAGGATTTCTTTTCCAGGCTCAGTTGTATCAACTTCTGAGTCCTTTTCCCATTGCTGCATTAATTCTTCGAGAGGAGGAGTTTCTATTTTCATAGAGCATAGTATATAACATCTTCAATCAAAAGACAAGTTAAAGCAAGAGTTGTCTTATATAAATTGCACCAGTATAATCACTATGTGGTGTTTCGCGGATAGTCTATACTTCTAGTTTCTCAATATCATAGTAAGAGAATCTAAAAGATACGTCGCAAGTTACTGTCGTTTCTGCATTATCAAGAGTATTAAAATTGATAGAACCGACATAGTTTGGGAAAATGTCGCGGAATTTAATTCGGAATCTTGGATTATTTTTGTTTGAATAAATTACAAGAGTTCCGTCAGTATACACTGCAGGTCTTCTATTTGTTGCCAAACTTTGATCAAATCCTGATCTTGTTGTTCGAGCCAAATTCACATATTCTTCAAAATCAGTAGGAAATGTTGCAGAACGAATCCAATCGTGCAACTCAAACCATGGACTTAAATCTTCATTGACAAGAAACTGAGTGTTGAAGGTATCATAAATTGCCTTCTCTCCTGGACGAAACAAATCAATGAATGGTGTAAAGTGTTGCACTTCTGTCAATGAAATGCCAGGAAGGCTTGCTGTCTGACAGAAGTATGTCACATTTGGCAATCGATCAAATGTGATTTGAAATTTATGTGGTTGTAATAGATCAGTGTTTACTGGGTTTCGCGTGAGTGCTGTCATCTAATCTCCTCCATCACTCATTTATTTAGCGAAATAAAAAAGGGGGAGACTTTCGTCTCCCCCCGAGTCACATTACCTTATTATTTTTATAAGTTTGGTAATACTATTACTGGTTGATGTTCAACACTTGGAATCTACGATAGTAGTAGTTTGTGTCGTTTGCGAGAGCACCAAGACCAGCTGCTGTTGCGAATGGGTTTGCTACGAGACCATAACGTGTCTTGAAGCCGACCTTTGGCTGGTATGTTGTTGGATCAACTGCACGTACCATCTGCAATGGAACGTATGGGCAGTAGAACAAGCCAGCGTCATAAGGTGTTGCACCCTTGTAACCAACAACAGCATAATCTGTACCAGCGACAGAATATGGGTCAACAAACACTTTGATGCGTCCGAAGAGCAATCCAGCGAATGTGTTGCCTGTATCGTCAACCATTAGATTTGTGTTGTTTGTTAGAGCAGAGTTATAGTCCAAAAGACCAGTCATTGAAAGAGCTGATGCAACATCGGTTGAAACGATGAGCATGTTGCCCTTGCCGCGACGGGTGTCTTTTGCGATCTTATTAGCAGCACGCTCAACGGCGAACAAGAGTGACTTGTACTTTTCTACCTGCCAGCGACCGCTTGTGTCGGCTGAAGAAGATAGGTTGAATTGTGCTGTTGATAGACCTACGATACCGATGTTTGCTGTTGCATAGATCGTACGGACAACTTCGCGGTTGATTTCTGCAAGAATTTCAGTTGACAAAATATTTGTCAATTCTGTTTCTGCATCGAGACCGTGGATTGCCTTGAGATCTTGTGCAAGTTCTAGCGTATAGGCTGCTTGCAAACCGCGTGACTTTGCTGTAACAGCAACGCGATCGATTTGGAAGCCCATATATTCTAGAGTCTTGTCTTCTGCAACTGCAGTTGTCATACCTGTACCAGTGTTGGCTAGGGTGACGTTTGCAATGTTTGCGTTCAATGTTGCAAGTGGGTTTGCACCAGCAGCACCAGCATAATGGGTGTTTGCTTCGTTATAGAGAGCTTCACCTGTCATTGCTGTTGCGTTGGCGTATTGTGAACGCATTGCGAAAATCAAACCTGTTGGACCAGTCATTGGCTGAACGCCGCAGATGTCATAAGCCATTAGGTTTGGTAGTGCACGACGTACGAGACCAATTAGAACTGGATCAAATCCAGCAACTGGTGCACCTGCTGCGCCTGCAAGACCATTTGGTGAGCCTGTTCCCATAGCGTTAGCTGGGGATGCTTCCCATAGGTTTTGCATTGAACGAGCTTCTTCTTGTAGAGCACGCTCTTGATTTTCTAGAACGAGAGCAGTAACTGCGCGCTTGTAAGGGTCGCTGATTGCTGGGAGTTCTGGGTGATCAAGAACTGGTGCCCACTTCTTTGCATATGTTTCGTTGATATACATTTAGTGTTTCCTCAGTTAAATTAAATTAGGCTTTTGGAGCCGTTTTTGCGATTGCTTTGACATAACGAGCCATAATATTATTGGTTTGTTCTACTTCTGGTTCTTCATTAAGCATTGCTTGTTGAATTTCCTTTACCTCACTTTTCACTTGTACTTTAGTTGGGAAGTAGTTCTCGCGTAGTACTGCGAGTTTTTCTTCAAAATCACCTTCTGCGGTGAACTCCACGCCCTCTGCGAGCGACTTCATTTTTGCTGCTTGGACTGCTGTGAGTCCTTCGCAGAAATTATCAATTGCTTTTTCTTTCTTGACTGCATTCAACTGCTCTTGAAGATCAGCGATTGCAACGTTTTGTGCTTCAATATGTTGATGAACTGTCTCAACATATTCACCTGCTTGTTCAAGTTCTGCTGCAAGTGTTTCTGCAACATCAACTTTCTCTTCAGGAATTTCGATATAATGTTCTTGGAACAATGAACGTAGACCAGAGATAAAGTCTTCAGCGAGTTCAGCACGTAGTCCTGTCTCGATGGCAACTTGATTCTCAGTCATCCATTGCTCAACAACATAATTGAGATACTCATCAACTTGTTCTGTTAGTTGATCTTTGATCTCATCATATGCTTGGGCAAGAACGGCATCGTTCTGTTCCATAACTTGTTCGAGAATGCTTTCAACGCGAGAAGACACAGCTGATTCGAAAATCAAAGTGGCTTTTGCACGGAATTCTTCGGAAAGAGACTCGCCGTTGAAAAGAGCATCAACATCTTCTCTCATGTTTCCTTTGAATTGCTTTACCGCTTCTTTAATAGCGAGCATTCTCTCTTCACGAATTTGCTCTTCGGTAAGTTCTGTTGTTTCCATTGTTGTTTCTTCTCCGTTTACGTCATTCATGTTAGAGTCCTCAAATTGTTCATTTACTCTTGATCCTGGTTTCTTATAACCGAGTTCTTTGATTTTGAAAGCCTGTCCTACACCACCAGCAAGACCACCAACGATGTTGGCAATCTCGTTTGGAATTGCTTTTCTTAGTTTGGTTTTCTCTCCTGTTGGAGTTCTAAAAATACCAACACCTGCTTTCTCTGGTGTTGTTGGTGCCTCTTCATAATCTTCTCTTTCACCAGCATCGCCACGAGCAATTGGATTTGCTTCCCATGATGACAAATCATCCCATTTGCTTCCACCAGCAGTCACTGATTGTTGTGCAGGTGTCGTTGCTTGAGTTGGTTCTGATACTACAGCTGCAGCTGGTGCAGCAGCAGTTGGCTTTTTGCCGTCTTTTAATTTTTGTAGCAATTGCGTATTTGCTTCTGCTGATCCAGGAGCAGCAGTGATACCCATTGATTGCAGATATGCACTGTCTTTTCTCTTAGCATATGCATCTTTATCAGCACCGCGAATTGCAGCACCAGTTTTGCCATATCGCTGTTCATCACTCATAGCAGCTGGTTTTGCTGCAGTTACTGCAGGACGTGCTCTTACTTGAGCTGGCGATACACCAAAATCTTTTGATCCTGCTGGACGACCAAATTTGTCATATCCAGCTGGTTGATCTTTTCCTTGAACTGCATCTTTCTTAGATGGCACAGCTGCTTTCTTTGCTGGCGCAGCGGCTTTTGTTGGTCCAGGAATTAATCCTAATGTTGCACCAGAAGCAGCACCTTGAAGAGCATTCAATGCTTTCTTGCCTGTTGTTGCATTTGGATCAACATCCCAACCTTTCTTAGCATCATATGCTGCAAGACCAGCTGTTACTGGTAGGGCAAGTTTTCCTGCAACTCTACCAACTGTCTTAAGCGCAGCACCAGCCTTTGATTTAGTTGCAACTTGTGCAGTTGTTGCAGCTGCTTTTTCTGCTGCAGAAATTTTCGCAGCCTTTGGACCAGATGCAGCTTTCTTACCAGCAACAACTAGTGCTTTACCTGCTTTACCAGCAGCAACACCAACACGTGCTAGTGGACCAACAAACTCATTGAGTGCTTCAAATTCTTCTTCACTGAGTGAGCTGATAAATGCATCTAATTGTTCTTCATTGAGTGCTGATAGTTCATTTAAAAGTTCATCAGTTTCTTCAGCAACATTTCGTACAGCAGCACCTCTTGTTGCTGGGCGACGAGCGGCAACTTTATTTGCTCTCACGCCTCTCATGAAGTTTGATGGGCTATCTGCATCCTCATCTTCTTCTCTTTCTTGTGGTGTTGTTTGGGCAACACGTGTTGGTTGCTCAACATCATCTTGCTCTGGTGCTTCATCAGAACCTTCTTGATCACCGTATGACGCTGCCTTTGTGCGATTTGCTGCTTTATCAGCAACTGCAGTAGCAACATCACGCGCAACATTTCCTGCTGTGTCAGATCCAGTTCTTTGTTGAATGGCATCGCCAATTCCACCAGCAACTCTGCCAACTACTGAGCCGATAGCGCCAGTTTTTGCACCTTGACTGAAGCTGCCGCCCATTGCCTTGTTTGCAAGACCACCAGCAAGAGCATCTGCTCCTGTTTGACCGATTGCAGCAGAACCAGTGGCTTTTGCCAAACCACCAGCAACTTTATTAACGATTGGTGAAGCAAGTCCAGTTACTGCGCCCAACTTGGCGCCTTGTGAGAATTTGCCACCTTGTAGTACGCTTGATACACCACCTTGCAGTGCACCCTTACCTGCTGAAAGTGCTGCTTTGCCAAGTACAGATGAACCGAGTTTTGATGCGCCAGCAGAAACTGCTTTACCAAGCGCACTGCCTGCAATCTTTGAACCGATTCCACCCAAAACCTTACCAGCAACTGCACCGACTGCAGTACCAACGCCAGGGATGAATGAAAGAAGTGGTGCTGCTTTTGCAACAACCTTAACTGCTTTCTTTGCTACCTTACCAACAGCCTTCACACCTTTCTTAAGTGCTTTGCCGATCTTCTTTAAGAATTCAACGAGATATTCTTCGTTGAGAGATGATAATTGAATTGCGTAAATAAATTCTTCTTCTGTAAGATTTGAGATATAGTTCTCAAAATCTTCTTCAGAAAGAGTTTGCATTTCGGTGATGAATGAGGTTGATTGTTCTTGAAGAACATTAAATTGTTCTTCAGTTAATTGTTGTTCGTGGAATGCAGGAACTACAGACTCAGCAATCAAATCAAGTAATTTTTCATCTCCAATTTCTTCTGACAATGTATCGATGAATGCGTCTGTGACAGCATCTTCACCATACTCGGCAACAAAACTTTCTAGAATTTGAGTATACACAGCCTGTTCGCCGTGTTCTGAAATAAGACTTTCGAGGATAACTTGTTCGCCATGCTCTGCAATGAGAGCTTCCATCATTGCTTCTGGCTTTTCTTCTTCCTCTCCCTCTTCCTCTTCTTCTTCTTCTTCTTTCTCTTCAGTTTCTTCTGATTCGTTTTCGACTGTCTTCATTTCTTCAGCAGGAGCTCCAGGTTGACCTGGCTTTGGTGATGCTTCCATTGATTGAGAAGCTGCATCACCAACAGCAGTAACATCTCCTGTTGTCATTTCTCCACCTAAATCTACTGGCGGATTCATTAACATGTCTGACATTGGCAGTGGTTCTTTTCCTGCGCCTGCAACAGACGCTGCAAGAATTTCTGCTGCTGATTCATGTAATGATTTATGTTTCATTTAAAAACTCCTGAAGAGGTATTATTATTTATAAAACTTATAACTTTGACAAAAAGTTCTCAAAGATCTTCAAAGAGATGTCGTCGAGCTGTTTTTGCTTTGCTGTTTTAATTTCTTCATAATATGCATTTACATCAAGTTCTTTGACGAGACCGTTATCCCACACCCACTCTTTACCTTCCATAATACCTTGAACGAAAGCACCTGGAGCTGATGGATCTGCAACAATATCAGCTGCAGTAGCGAGATAGAAGTCTGGTTGAACAATGTTTACACCACCTTCGTTTTTGAGAGAACCCATTCCGCGCGAAGAAACGCCGAGAGTAGCCCC